AATTTTCATGAACAAGGATGAGGAGCGCAGGCGTAGCAGAGCTACGTCAAGCGATCGAAGACGCAGTTCATGGAAATTTAGACAAGTCAAACAGCCAGTTATTTGGAATGGGTTATACTACCGAAAGGAAAACCACAGGGCAAACGAAGGAGGATTTCACGATGAAAAAGACAGCATGGGCAAAGGAAACCACGATGGAAAAACTGGAGATGGGCGGCTACGCCAGCATGGGAGCAGTTCTGAAGTACGATGACCACGCTTTGGTGGTGGGATTGGATGCCAACGGCTACCACGCTGCGGTTTACGAATTCATCGACACGCCGGAAGAAACCGGGCTGGGGGACATCGAGTGCAGGCTGAACCTTGTGGAAGCCGCTGCAGATTCATTCAGGGACGGAGGTCATGCGATGGCCTGGTGCATGGCGCACATCTGAAAACCAAAATCTACCGAGAGCCGCCTACGGGCGGTTTTTCGTTTTCTTTTTTGCGGATTGTATACACAAATAAATTGCATTTATCGCTTGCTATTTCTTCGATAGTACGGGAATATACACATACCGCAAGGGGAAATGCACGGACAAACAAAGGAGGAAATAGCCATGCGAAACGAAATCAGGAGATTGCAGAAGGACGGCGAGTACCGCTTCGAAGGACTCAGCCGGGAGGAAAGCCGCAAGGCGGCGATGGAACTTGCCGAGGCGACGATGCGGGAAGACCGCAGGAACGGTATCCAGAGCACATTCGGGATTGCAAGGGACGTCTTCGGCTATTACTTCGCCATCCAGATAGGGCGCTAAGAAAGGGACGGGGAGCCGCACGGCTCCCCCGATGCCGACCATCGGCGAGGGCAATCGAAGGAGGAAACAACCATGTGGAGCAAAGGCAGCATCGAGATTGACGGAACGAAAGTACAGTATTGGGTAAAGCATTTCGAGGAAGGCTCGGAATGGGGTATTGACGGCGGCAGGATTTCCAAGCTGGAATGCCGTGCCGACGGCAAGATGCTCCTGCATTACGAGCGAGGATGGGACATGGAGCCGGAAACGGAGCTTGGTTACCGAGCCTACGCCATCTTGACGAAGATGTACAACTGAAAAACGAAACCAACCGAGCGCAGCCCTTCGGGGCTGTTTCTCGTACAGATAAAATCCAGGGGCTGCCATTGGCGGCTCCTTTTTGATGGAAGGTGACTTCATGCGGAAACTGGCCGATTACCAGCCGACAAAATTCATGGCAAAGGATTCCCGTTACGATGCCGATGCCGCCGATTATGCCGTGGGTTTCATCGAGTGTCTTTGCCACACCAAGGGCACCTGGGCGGGAAAGCCTTTCGAGCTCATCGACTGGCAGGAGCGGATTATCCGTGACATTTTCGGCATTTTGAAACCCAATGGCTATCGGCAGTTCAACACGGCTTATGTGGAGATTCCGAAGAAACAAGGCAAGCAGTTAGCCTTGGATACCCAAATTCCTACGCCGGAAGGCTTCACCACGATGGGGGCTTTGCAAATCGGTGATACCGTTTTCGATGAGAACGGCAAGCCCTGCCAAGTAGTAGCCAAGAGCGAGGTTGACGATACTGAGCAGGCCTATCGGCTGACTTTCCGTGACGGATCTTCCATCGTTGCGGGGGAGCGGCATTTGTGGAATGTGGAGCGCATCTGCGATGACACGGTCAGAACCACGGGGGAGCTTTACCGGAAAAACCAAACGATACGAATCCCTGCGGTCCCGGCTTTGCCCTTTGGGGAGGCAGATGGTTTTCATTATCTGGAAAGCATCGAACCGCTGGCAGAGAAGGTTCCCATGCAGTGCATCCAGGTGGACAGCACCAGCCATTGCTATTTGGCAGGGGAGTCCTTCGTGCCGACACACAACAGCGAGCTTGCCGCCGCTGTCGCCCTTCTCCTTTGTTGCGGGGACGGCGAGGAACGAGCTGAGGTTTATGGCTGTGCCGCCGATCGCCAGCAGGCATCCATCGTATTCGAGGTTGCTGCTGACATGGTGCGGATGTGTCCGGCGCTCAGCAAACGGGTGAAAATCCTCGCATCCCAAAAGCGGATGGTGTTCGCTCCCACCAACAGCTTCTACCAGGTGCTTTCTGCTGAGGCTTACTCCAAGCACGGCTTCAATGTCCATGGAGTGGTATTCGATGAGCTCCATACCCAGCCTAACCGGAAACTTTTCGATGTCATGACCAAGGGCTCCGGCGATGCTCGTATGCAGCCGCTGTATTTCCTCATCACCACGGCGGGGACGGATACGCACTCCATTTGCTACGAGACACACCAAAAGGCTTTGGATATTTTGGAAGGGAGAAAGATTGACTCGACCTTCTATCCCGTCATCTATGGAGCGCGGGAGGATGAGGACTGGACATCTCCTGCCGTGTGGAAGAAGGCAAATCCCTCCCTCGGAATTACCGTGGGCATCGACAAGGTCCAGGCCGCCTGTGACTCTGCCAAACAGAATCCCGGCGAGGAGAACTCTTTCCGGCAACTCCGGCTGAACCAATGGGTGAAGCAGAGTGTCCGTTGGATGCCGATGGCGAAATGGGATGCCTGCGCCTTCCGTGTCGATACCGATGAACTCGAAGGGCGGGTGTGCTACGGCGGGCTTGACCTTTCAAGCACCACGGACATCACGGCATTTGTGCTGGTGTTTCCTCCGATGGATGCTGATGGCAAGTATTCCGTCCTGCCCTATTTCTGGATTCCCGAGGACAACATCGACCTTCGTGTGCGCCGCGATCATGTTCCCTATGATGTGTGGCAGAGGCAGGGCTTTCTCGAAACTACGGAGGGGAACGTGGTGCATTATGGTTACATCGAGAAATTCATCGAGCGGCTGGGGGAGCGGTTCAACATCCGGGAGATTGCCTTTGACCGCTGGGGAGCGGTACAGATGGTGCAGAACCTCGAGGGGATGGGCTTCACGGTTGTTCCCTTCGGGCAGGGATTCTCGTCTATGTCGCCGCCGACCAAGGAACTGATGAAGCTCACCCTGGAGCAGAGAATCGCCCACGGCGGGCATCCCGTCCTTCGGTGGAATATGGACAACATCTTCATCCGCACCGATCCAGCGGGGAACATCAAGGCAGACAAAGCCAAAAGCACGGAGAAGATTGATGGGGCGATTGCCCTCATCATGGCGCTTGACCGTGCTGTTCGTTGCGGAAACACAGCCACGGAAAGTGTCTATGACAGCCGGGGAATCCTCTGGTTCTGAAACTTGTATACACGGTGTATCTCCCCTTATGGCCTTGCTATATCCCGGCTTTAGAGCGAATATACACATACCGAAAGGGAAAACCACAGACAAGGAAAAGGGAGGAAAACAAAATGACCAAGAAAGAAATCGCCGGGGTAATCGAGAGCAAGGCAGCCGAGTACGGATTCAAGATGAGGGAAACCTCGGCCGGCTGGATGAGCGAACAGACCGACAACACTTTTGCAAGGGTTGAGATTTTCGCTAGGGACAACAGCGAAAAGACCAGATGGGAAGACCGCAAGATTTGGCTGGACATCGAAGCCGCGGGAAGCATTTGCAGGATGGGCGGGAACACCACGCCGGAGGAACTTTTGAAGGCCGCAGACGAAATTGCAAGGGCAGCAAAATTCACCGGCGAGATTAACACGATGGGGCTTTCCTACATCGAAACATTCTAAGCAAGGCAGGGGCACCGCTCGAAAGGGCGGTGCTTTTGCGTGGGGATGTCACCTTGATTTCCTTCAAATTGGCAGGGATGCCCATGATGCCAGATCATTGCAATTCCAGTTCATTTTCGGAATATAACACCGTGTCTTCTGGGACATCTGCGATAGCGGGAATATATACATCGACCCATATGCCATCCTCATCAACCTCGGCTACAATACCAAAGGTTCCAACAGGAATGCCTTCTTTGGCTACCAATGTTATTACTTCATCGTCAGGCTTCATCATCTTCGTGTTCCTCCATTTCGCATTCCAATAATATGTCGGGGGCTTGTGACAATCCCTTTCATCTTAAGGCTTCAGTATTGGATGCATCATTTGAATATAATTCGGATATCGTCATGTACGCTCTGGCAGATGAGCGGCATCCCGGTAGGCTTCTTCAGCTTGTCCACTGCATCAAGAAACATCCCGTCCATGTTGCCGGAGTCATACATCCGGGCATCGTACA